TATTTTACTTTTGGTTTAAAACCTTATATAAATAAGTCAGATAATGTAACTTATATTCATTGTAAAACAGAACGAGAGCTATTTACTAAATTTATAGAGTATTTAGCTGATGATTATCCTGATGTACTAACTGGTTGGAACTGTCTCGAAGAAAATCAGCATATCTGGCTCAAAGATAGAATTATTAAGATTAAAGATTTATCAAATAATTACGAGAGTAAACCACTTAAAACCCATGGTATTTGTATAAATAATTTTATGAATACAGGTAATAAAGATGAATATAAACTTACTACAGAGCATGGAGATCAAATAAGATGTTCTATAGATCATAAATTTATGGTATATACCTTAGAAAAAGGAAAATATAGTTGCTATAATGTGTTAACAAAAAATTTACAAACGCTAAGTGTTAAAGAAATAATAAAGCTTCAAGATACACATTATGTATATTTTACAAAATATCTTAATAACAATAAAAATAAAGATTTAACTTATCGCGATTTAATTGAAAATAGTGAACGGCTTAAAAAATATATTGTATCTACTAACCTTAATGTATATACATTTAATTTTACAAAAACAAAACGAATAAATAGTAGTTTTGATATTAATATAGATGAAATTATTAGTCCTGATATTTTAAAATTATTAGGTTTTATTTTTACAGATGGAACATTTTCCAAAACTGAAAATACATTTCGTTACACTAACAAGTATAAGAATGTTGTAGATAGTTATACAGAGATTTATAATAAAGAACACAATACAGATTTAAGTCTTTCACTAGAATGTAATACTGTCTTTAATGGTAAAGAGTTTCAAGCATATAGTAAACAAGTCCATAATAATAATAAATTAGGCATACTTTTTGAAATAATTTATAATGAAAGTTTAACCAAACAGCCTAATATTGAGTTAATATCCCGCCTTTCTTATAACCAGTTTATGTTATTTCTTAGTGGTATGATAGATGGTGATGGTTCCATTACTGCAGATGCTGTGCTATTATGTAATTATGATTGTGTAAAATATAGCTTTTTAAATGATTTACAAGAACTCTTATTGTGGAACGGTATTCAATCAAGTGTAAATACAGATACAACAATATTACGTATTGCTGCAAATACCTTAAACAAACAACACATCGAAACATTAAATTTATTTCAGCAAGAACGTAAAACTAGATTATCACAATTAAATTATAGACAAATAAAAAATACAGCATCTAATAATATCTCTTGGTATTCAAAGGATGATAAAGTTGTAGTAAGACTCAAGCCAGTACTAAAAACAGGTAATAATGTACAAATGTATGATATTACTACAGAGACACATACATTTTTATGTAAAGGCATACATACTCACAACTGTTCTGGCTTCGATATTCCATATATTGTTAATAGATGCGAACGTATTCTTAGTGAAGAGTATGTTAATATGCTATCTCCTCTCGGTAAAGTGCATTATCGTACGTTTATGGGTAAGTTTGGTAGGGAACAAAAGAGATATTTTTTAGATGGTATATCTGTAATTGACTATCTTGATATTTATCGACGTTTTTGTCTTAAATTGCGCGAATCCTATAAACTTGATGCAATTGGCGAATTAGAATTAGGTCAACGTAAGATTGATTACGGTGATATTGACTTAGCTACTTTATCTGATACTAATTGGCAGACATTTGTCGATTATAATATACAAGACGTTAATCTTGTTATTAAGTTAGAAGAAAAACTTCAGTATATATCCTTACTTCGTATGTTATCGGTTGTAGGTTTAACTACTCTTGAAGGAGCTATGGGTACTCTATCAGTTATTAACGGAGCTCTTGCAATTAAAGCGCGAGCTCGAGGCGAAATTATTTCAACGTTCATTCGATCTGAGAAACCTGGTCAGAATCCTGGTGCTTATGTTGCTACTCCTAAAAAAGGGTTTAAAACTAGTGTTGTATCGTTTGATGCTAACTCTCTATACCCGAATGTGATGATTTCCTTGAATCTATCGCCTGAAACGAAGATTGGTAAGATAGAGAAGACTAATACCGGTAATATTAATATATATCATGTATCTGGTAAGTGTTTTGAGTTATCCCCTGCAGCTTTTAGTACTTATATTAAGCAAGAGCAATGTGCGGTAACTAAAGCAGGATTTCTCTTTAGTCAGAAGAAGAGAGGTATTATTCCTGAGTTTCTTGACTACTATTACAATGAACGAGTATTAGTAAAGGAGTTATTGTTTAAAGCCAAGACGCAATTAAGTACTACTCCTAAAAATACTCCTGCTTATACTGAATTACAGTATGAAGTAGAGAGACTTAATACTAAACAGATGGTTATTAAGGTGCTTGTTAATAGTTGTTATGGATATATGGGTAATAAGCAAGCTCCTATAGGAGATGACGATATTGCATCGTCAGTTACCTTAACTGGTCAAGCTATTATTAAGCAAGCTGGTAAGATTCTGCAAGATTACTTAAAAATTAACTTTAATGTACTAGATGAAAAGGTACTAGATGAAAGTTGGGTATATTCTGATACAGATTCTTATACGGGTGATACTCAAATAGTTACTAATAGAGGGACATTTGACGCAGCAGCTCTATGGGATGAATTTATAAGTACATCAGTAAATCTTACAACTTTTGGACATGAAGTTCAAAAAATAAACGATTTAAATGTTTTATCATACGATAAAACTGAAGATACCATTAAGTTTAGAAAGGTTAAAAACCTAATTAGACATAAAGTGACTAAAGGTAAATATAAAATAACCGTTAATAATAAAAATATTACAATGACTGAAGATCACGGATGTATTGTAATTCGAAATGGTGATTTAGTTAGAGTGTCTGCTAAAGAAATACAAAAAGGTGATAAGATGATAGTACGTCGCTAATCTTGAATATAAATAATTAGCTGTATCTGTATATAAATAAGCTGTATCTGTATAAATATTTATATGACTACTAATATTCAATGCCAAGTATGCTTACGAACATTTAAGAGCCTTTCAACTACACATTTAAAAACACATAATATGAGTTTTGATGAGTATAAAGTTAAATACCCTAATGCAATCATCAAAAGTGAATTAACTAAGAGTAAAATGACATGTACACTTGAGAATATGATAAGAGTTCATGGTGAAATTAAGGGACCTATTGCATTTAATATATATAAACAAAAGCAGGCTTATTCTAACTCGTTTGAATATAAACAACAACGTTACGGCTGGACTAAAGAAAAATATGATGAATATAACAGCAGTAGAGCTAATACAAAGAAAAATAGTATAAATCGATATGGTAAAGAGTTAGGAGAAAAAAAATGGAGTGAATATTGTAATATTCAAAGATATGCAGGCGTCTCATACGAGTATTTTATTGTTAAATATGGAAACATTGAAGGAGCTGAGAGATATGAAAAAATGCTTGATAAAAAAATGCATCATAACTTTGCTGGTCATAGTAAAGTATCAGCTGAATTATTTGCGTTAATAGATATTGACGGTAATGGTTATTATGCACCAAAAACAGCTGAATATAAATTTAAAACATCTGCTATAACTAGACGATCTTTTTTTGTTGACTATTACAATCCAATACAGCGACGAGCTATAGAATTTTACGGTAATTATTGGCATAGTAATCCAGCAATATATACAACTGACTTTATAAATCGAAGTAAGCGTACCGCAAAAGAGCAGTGGGAATTTGATTCAAATCGTATTAGTAGTATTGAAAAAGAATTTAATATAAAAATACTAGTAATATGGGAGAATGACTTTAAAATGAAAAGAGAATTTACAATTGAGCAAGCTAAAGCATTTATATATGATAGATAATATTAAAAATTACGATATAGTTGAAGTTACATGTGTAGAACAGTTAGAAGATTTTGTAGATGAATATGTATATGATCTTGAAATGGAAGATAGTAATCAACCCTGGTTTTTTGCTAACGATATTTTAATTCATAATAGTTTATACTTTTCGTTAGGTTGCATAGAAGATAAGCTAAAACTAAAGAAAGATGATGTAATTACTGAAGAATTCTATAAAGAGGTAGAAAATATTGAGAATTACCTTAATACAGAGATAACTTCGTGGTCTAAGAAAGCTTTCCGTACTTTAGATAGTAGATTCGTATTTAAACGTGAGTGTATTGCTGATGTTGGCTTATTTTTACAGAAAAAACGCTATGTTTTGCATATCTTAGATGAGGAGGGTATTAAAGTTAATAAATTTAAGTATACTGGGGTAGAAGTCGTAAGAACTACTATGCCTAATGCAATTAAACCGTTTGCTAAGCAAATTATTGAGACTATGCTTATGAGTCAATCACTTAAGCAAACAAATGATATCCTAACTAGCGCATACAATGCGTTTAAGAACTTACCTGCAGAAGATATTGCTTTTGTTATGGGTATTAAGGGATATGAGAAGTATGCACCTAAATGTAAAGACTTTAATATAGCGACTCGTACTCCTATTCATGTTAAAGCAGCTTACTTGCATAATCATATTAATAAAATGCTTAATATTAGTACTAAGTATGAAGAGATTAATTCAGGAGATAAGATTAGATATGTATATGTTCAAAAACCGAATAAATATCAGATTGATGTAATTGGGTTTAAGTATACTTTTCCAGAAGAGTATATTGGGCTGTTAAAAATTGATTATGAGCTAATGTTTGAGAAAATCCTGTATAGTTCTATCGAAAGATTCTATGATAGTGTCAGCTGGCAAATTCGTAAGCCGTCGGATAACGTTACTTGTGAATTATTTGACTTATTTAGCCTTTAAATATTGCATTTTAGAAAAAATATATTAAAATAACTATATGTCAAACATGTTAACATTCGTAGACCAAATCGGCCGTACCGTAATCGGTAAACTAGTATCTGAGGACCAAAATACTATTGTAATTAATAATCCTGTTATTGTATTTGTCAATCCTAATCAAGAAACTGGACAAATTCAAGTTCAATCTTTTCCATATCTGTTTATGGAATTTATTGATAAGGATAGTAGGGATAAAAACAATTGGACCTTCCATAAGAGTGCTATTGCTATCTCAGACGTCACACTCGATTCATTAATTGTCAATCAATATAATAATATTAATTCTGCTGCAGTTGGTGCTCCGCTACAGTCTGGAGTCCCGCAGGGAGAAGCTGAAGTAATTCGCTTGTTCGAAGATTAATAACACCTCAACCTTGTGTAATTAATTACACAAGGTTTTTTTATGGTTAAAAATATATCAGTAGTTATAATATAAATATTAAACATATTATGCATATCTTAACTATTAGTGATGTTCATTTAGGAAGTCCTGTCAGTCAAAAGGATAAAGTCCTGCAAGTATTGAACTTCGACTTTAATACTTTAATTATTAATGGTGATTTATTTG